TCTTAGCGTGTCTATATGACGGCCTTCATCTGAACCATTGATGATTATATAATCTGCCTTCAGTTCCTCACATAAGGCACGAGCAACGGTAGTCTTGCCTGTGCCTGCTGTGCCTGATAGGAGAAGATTAGGAATCTCTTTTTGTTTTAGAAACTTACTAAAGGTTGACTTTAGGTCTTCGGTTAATATGCAATCTTTGATTGCTCGTGGTCTGTATTTCTCCACCCATAGGAAATCACTCATATGCAATCTCCTTAAAATGTTGAATCAGCTTCTAATGCAATCCAGTATTGGACTTTAACTTTCTTATTGATAAAGTGAGCAATCTTTGCTTTAGATAATGCAACATCATAATCGCCAGGAATAATTTTCATATTCTCTGCCTTGATATATGCAGTAAATTCTAAATCAGTTTCGCCTATATCAACAGACGACTCGTTTGAGTTAGAGTTCTTTTTATCTAATGCAACAAGTTTTATCTTGCCTTTCTCACCTTTGAAAGCAATATCAGGTAGACTCAAGTTAGTATATAACTTCTTAACAGACTCGTAATCGCTATTCTTTAATGTAAATGCAACCGTCTTGTCTGGCATTGATATTGTTTTTGTTGGATATCTCAAAGTAGATTTATCAGCAAATGCATATCTAGCACTTAATGATGACTTCTCATCTTTGATCTTTAAATTAGCAGAACCATTAAAGTTCAACACAGGTTGTTGAAAACTATCTAATGCTCTTAAAAACTCTGGCAGGTCATATACGCCAAACTCGCTTTCAAAGTTTTCTTCTACATCTGCTTTTGCCATAATATTTCTCATGGTAGACATTGTTTGTAATGTCTTACCTGGAGTAAATAATATATTAGCATTAATATCACTAAAATTTCTTAGGATACCAATTGTATTTTCACTTATCTTCATTTTATCTCCTTATCATAATTTAACAATAATATAACATAGTGAACCGCTTTGAGTAAATCAGCACGGTTGTGTCCATTCTTTTTGCCATATCTACAAAGATATTTTATCGCATTGGCGTGGCAAAAGTCTTTGCCAATGCCTAGGGTCTTAAATAAATCTTGCACCTGAAAGCCATCCTTACCTGTTGAGTAATGTTGGCCGTATGTAGATTTAATATAGTCGCCTATTTCTTTTAAGATTTTGTCTTCGTTGTATTTCATAATATAATTATAACATTAAATCGCATTTGAGTCAAGTGCTGATGATTGTAAATATTTCAATACACTTTCAGGACTAGATGTTTCGTAAGGGTCGCCCTTTGTATTATCGCCCTTGCCTGGTTCTTCAAATACCTTTTCTACTACGCCATCGTTTATGATAGCAGAATAACGCCATGATCTTCTACCGAACCCTGGTTCTTCTTTCATCACGCCCATACCTATCTTATCTGTAAATGTGCAATTGCCATCAGGTATAACTTTTATATTTTTAAGTTTCTGATCTGCTGCCCAAGCATTCATCACAAAGGAATCATTTACCGACATACAATAGATTTGATCTATGCCATACTCCTTAAATGTCTTGTGTAATTTTTCGTAATTAGGCAACATCTGATTTGAACAGATAGGCGTAAAGGCGCCAGGAAGAGAGAATAGAATACATCTCTTGCCCTTAAAAAATTGTTTTGTAGTTCTATTAAACCAGGCGCCCATAGACCTGACTTTAAATACAACATTAGGTAATTTATCACCTTCTTTCATAATATATTTCTCCTTGTTTATTATACTATTATACACGATTCTATATAATAGTCAATAGTCCGTTACCAATTATTTGTAGATTTAGTTGAATTGTGACCTAGTATTTTACCCTTGTTAGACCCCTCTTTTAGAGTATAACCCGATGTGCCTCCACCATTTATATTGACCTCTGATCTGCTAGACATAATTGCTTTTGATTTTTCTGCAATCTTGCCTTGCTTATTTCTAGTCTTAAATAAATGGGTAAATCTATTATTTGTCAAAAACGACATACACCCTCCTATATAAGTTAGGTGCGTTCCTTCAGCGATTGCTTACTTCCGACTCTTTTGAGTTGAACGATATTAATTATTTATACAAGGGCGGCATTGCGCCGCCCCTATCTATGACTTACTTAATTGTAATAGTCTTTAGTTTTTTTGCGTCTGGAATAATCTTCTCCATAGACACTTTCAATAAGCCGTCTTTTAACTCGGCACCTTTGATCTCTACATCATCGGCGATAGTAAATGATCTCTTAAAGTATCTTTGAGAGATACCCTTGTGAATCACTTCACCATCTTTTGTATCCTTTGACTTCTCATCTTGTTTTGATTCGATAGTCAACATACCATTCTCACTTGTGATATTAATATCTTTCTTATTGAATCCTGCAAGAGCAATCTCAATATTAAATTTATTATCACCAGTTTTTACTAGATTGTATGGTGGATAGTTAACCGTAGGAACATCAAACATAGATTCGAAATGGTCGAACATATCGTCAAACCCTACCGATAACGGTCTTAATTGATTAAAAATAGATAGTGCTTTATTGGTCATTGTAACCTCCTTTTGTTAAGCAAAGTTTCTATTCGACACCTCTTATGAGCATGTCTATAATGTAATATAATAATTATTTATAATATTACAAGGGGGTAGTTCGGATTTATTTGAAACCCAGGTCTACCCCTTACCTCTCTATACCCCTACAAGGTCTTACGAATTGCCTTGTAGTAATAATATATATAACATCAACAGACGGCATAGAATACTTAAATTTTCTTTACTTTGACACCTTTAACCCAACGATAACCTAACAATTCATCATTTTGCTTTTGTGCTTTTCTGATAATTTTAGATCGCTCTTTTGCTTTTTCTCGTTTGATTTCTGATGGTTTAGAAAAATATTGTCTTGCTCTTGCTTCTTTTACAAGACCTGCCTTTTGAACCTTCTTCTTTAGGACTCTCATGGCCTTCTCTAAATTACCACCTCTTACTTCAACGGTTATTGTCATTTATTATTACCTCCCTTATCATTCACTTTGATATACGCAGGTGGTTTATCGCCACCCACATCAAAATCGTGGTATGAACCTGGTTTATATGTCTTATAATCAGGTCTAGGTGCCTTGCCTTCAACACCTTTTTCAATATCTTCTTTTGTAAATGCAGGTTTCTTGCTCTTATCTAGCGACCCTACATTAAGAGGATAGCCAGGTTTTAATTTCTGTATCTTGCCACCCTTCTCTAAAAATTCTTTCATTAGTCTATCTCGTTCCTCTTTACTCATTTTAGGTTTAAGATGTTCTAATCCACTATTGTCTTTAAAATTACTCATTTAGTCCTCATTGTAAATAGTTTATCTAAAGCATAATACCATACGCCATTGATTGTAGGTTCTACTAGAGCAACAGCACCTGCTTCCCATAGACTTGCACCTGTAAGAATACTTACAACAGACATGGCGATTATAATATGTCCGCAAGTATATATAAGTGCCCTACCGACACTTGTGTTTTTAATTAGTTCAAAAATTCCTGTTTTAAATTCTGTCATTGTTTTCCTTTATGCAAGAAAACTTGTGGCGATTTCTCGCCACAAGCGGACTTACACTATGAATAGATTTAGACATTGAAGTCATCTTCAGCGTCTTCCTCACTATCATCGGATTTCTTTTCTGACAATATCTCTGCCTCTTCAGCAGCCTTCTTGTCAGCAAGAATCTTCTCTACACTAGCACCAGAATCTACTTTGGTGTATAGATCAGTAAATGATGTTTTAGTATCATCATCAAATCTATTTGTGCAAACTTGGATTGCCTTCATTTTATTTTTGAAGATACCATATGCCTCTGCAATATGGACAAGTCTTCTAGTTGATATAATCTCATCAACGCCGCCATCGTTATAAGTTTTTCTTATAACATCTGCCCAGGTAACAAGATTACTAGCAAATTTAACATCTGATTTACCAGCAGACTTTAATTTCTGAGCAACAATTTTTTCTTCTATCTTAGCAGAAGGATATTGTTGTTCAAAGGTTACTGGAAATCTTTCAAGGAATGCCTCGTTAAGAACATTAGTTCCGATAAACTTACCATCATCACTACCTTGCCCTTTAGTATTGGCAGTAGCAATCACATTGAACCCTAATTTAGGGGCAACAAATCTGTTTATCTTTTTAACATAGACACCCGAACCTTCAAGGATTGGTTGAAGACACATAATCTTATTACTTGCAAGGTCAATCTCATCAAGTAATAGAACAGCACCTCTCTCCATTGCCTCGATAACAGGACCATTCTGCCATACGGTCTGACCATCTTTAAGTCTATAACCGCCTAGTAAATCGTCCTCATCGGTTTCAATCGTAATATTACATCTAATCATTTCTCTTTTAGACTCAGCACACGCCTGGGTTACAGCAAGTGTCTTACCGTTACCAGAAAGACCTGTGATGAATACAGGATAAAACTTTTTAGATTTTACGATATTTCTAATATCTGAATAGTTACCAAAATTAACAAAGTCTGTATCCTTAGCAGGAACAACATTGTCGGTCAATGAAGACACAACATAAGCAGCCTTTGTATCAGTTGATATTTTTTTTACTTCGG